TCGTAAAGTTGATCCGGTACGTTTTCACGAGACCGACCGTGCTGATCAGCTCGATGTCGACGATGCCGTTACCGTCGATGCCTTCCTCAGAAACAAGAATTATGATGTCTTCACAGCTGCAGTCGCTCATCTTGTCGTTCTTCCTTTCACAGTAAATTTACCGTAGATCCAGTATTTGACCTCTCCGTTCGGTTCGATCGTCTTGAGATCCCACGCATAATCACCGGGCCAGAGCTCGGCGGTCTGCTCATGGGTCAGCGCAAGCGAGATCAGCCCGTCGACGCCGATCACGCCGACATGGATCTCAGCGGCGATCGTGTCGGAGTTCTGTTCCGGTCGGATCTCGGCCTTCGCTTCCCAGCCGGTGAGGTCATAGGTGTCGTGTGTCGTTTCATGTATGTAGCGCAGGTTCCGGTTCCAGGATTGGCCTTTCCAGCAGATGAAGTCCTGCCGGACCGGGCGCTTGAGTTTTTGAGGTACAGGCGGTCTGTTCATACTCCTCCTTTACAGCGCTGCCATGCGCTGGGCCACTTCTTTGTGTTGTTCGTCAGTCAGTGCCACCGCAAAGAACGCGGCGCAGATGATGTCTTTCCCTGAATGGTTGGCGTTGTTCAGGTCGGAGATCGCCGCGTGGGTGTTGCCGAAGGTGCGCCAGGACTGCTGGCTGCCCTTGCTTGTGCTCGCGTTGATCGTGTGGACATAACTCGTCATGTGGCCGCCGTTGATGTAGAGCTTGTTCGAGCTCCCGAAGTTCGCGCCAACGACCGCGGCAGCGTTGCCCATGGAGCAGTATGTCCACTTGTCCTCGCCGTGCGGATAGCCTGGGCCACTGTAGGTCCTGACCGTGCTCTCATCCGTGTCCCAGACAGCGGTGGCGGCACAGAGTTGAACAAGACCTGACGAGCCGCCGGCGGTGATCAGCCAGCACCGGTTTGCGTTCGCACGGTTGGCATAGCGGACGACTGCGGTCTTGATGTTCCGGCCGTTGAGCGTGCTGTTCGTCAGGTAGCCCTGCTGGCCCTGGTACTCTGTGGAGAACTTCCAACCTCTGGAAGCGTCCCAGGACGGGCTGTTTCCGGATTCGGATCCGAGCGTCAGGGTGTAGCCGTGACCGGTCACGTCCTCGCGTGAGACGTCCGCACTGGCCACGCCCTTGAAGAGGTAGGCCGCGAAAACATCGTCAGCGGAGTATCCTGAGGGAAGCCAGAACAGGCCCGAACTGGCCAGCAGCGCGTCGCGTTTGCGGATCAGGTAGTCGTGTCTCATGACGCCCTCATGCCGCCGCTGATGCGCACCAGTAATAAACGCCGTCCCACCAGATCACGAGGCTGTAGACCTTGGACTTGAGCGTCAGGGTATCGCCTTTCAGCTTCAGATTTGTGGTGCCGCTGATGGTCGTGCCGCCCTGGGTAATCGTGACGCCTGTGAAGGCAGAGCCCGCCTCGAAGGACACCGATGTGATGTATGTATCGTTCGGGATCGCCGGCAGGTTGATCGTCATGGATCCCTGGACCGTGTCGTTCCGGTACTCGTGATCATTGAGCGGGGCGATGGTGTCAGTTGACCAGGTGTCGACAGTGTCATCGTGGATCCTGAAGATGTAGCGCTTGTCAGTCACAGCGTCGGCCGCGATAGACACCACGGAAGCGCCGACTGTGATCTCAGCGAGCGGAATCTCATAGGTGCCGCCGGTGACCTGGACAAGGTCATCGACAGTCTCGCCGGTCTTGACATCCAGCACAGCGGTGGACAGTCCTTCGTTGCCGTAGACGATGCGGGCAACGATCAGATCGGTCCGCTCCGTTCCGGAGGCCGCGGCGATCGTGAGTTCTTTCTGGCTCGTGATCCAAATGTGGTGGTTGTCGACCATGGCCTGCCCGGCCTTGACGTAGACCTTCATCCCGTCAGCCTGGGCGAAGACCTCGAGCTCGTCATCAAGCCCGGCGATCACACCGTCGGGGATAAGGCCGCGGAAGAAGTTCGCCCAGTTGGACTGCTCGATCCCCATGAGGCCGTTGAAGAATCCGAATTTATCAGCTGATACGCTCATGTGTTCAGCTCCTCCTCTCTCATTCTCGTGTCGAGCCCGCGCAGCCTGTCGAAGATCTTCGCGAACTCTCCGTGTTCACACTCGCCGAGCGTCGGGGTCACAGCCTCGAAGCCGTCGGCGTATTTGATTTCAGCTGTCTTGATCGTCGTGGCGAAGGGCTCGCCGTCGATGATACAGGTCACGAGATCGCCGACGCGCCAGTCGTCCATGAAGCGGAGTTCCGGCGTCTCGACCATCGTGCCTGTGAATTTCGTGCTCGCCGCGCCTTCCTGCAGCGCCTTGTCGGCTTCGTTGTTGAGCAGGGTGTAGGCTTCGGCTTCTGTGGTCGTTACGTTGTCGTAGGTGCCGACTTTTACGTCGGACGCGGTGACGACCGATTCAAAGCGGCCATATTTGGCGATGCTGGCGGCATCCTCAGCGTTGACAAAGATCCGGATATCGTTGCCGTTGCCATCATCAAAGTCACCGGAGCAGACCAGCACCGCGTTGCAGGTCGGCAGGGTCATCGTGCGGGTCCACTTCGCGATGTTGCTGAACTCCGGAGCGATGATGATGTCCGTCCGATCGCGCTGGGTGTCAATGGCCACCGACTTGCCGCCGGTGTCAGGATCCCATACAAAACGCGGATAAACGTTGTTATCGTCCTCGGCACCGATCTCCTGCAGGGCCTTGTCAAGCGCTTCATACCGGTAGGCGCTCTCGGTGTTCTTGCCGAGGTTCGCGGATGCCGGAAGCGTCAGTCCGGAGATCTGACGCCCAGCGAGCGCGCCCGCGCCCATGTTCCGCCAGATGTAGTAGATCTGCCGCGCGTCGGCGTAGTTTGTCAGCTTATCGACGACGCCTTCCGCGAAGGTCACGGTCACGGGATCCGCATAGACCAGGTATCGGGCGAATATGATCGAATCCTCGAAGCCGGTCGCGGTCCATGTCTTGAAGCTCGCGGCAACATCGGAGCAGGTGATCTCGACCTGGTCAACGATCCCGGAGAAGAACACCACGCCGTTCCGGTACCAGATCAGGCCGTCGCCCGGCTGGATGTCGTCGATGTCGATGCCGGCGCCGGTGATCTGAAACTTTGAGATCTCACCCCAGTTCAGATTGATGGTAAAGTCCGTGTAGCGCTGGACGAGTTCCTCGCGGATGCCCGTCGTGCGGTTCCTGCGGAAGATGGTGTAGGACCCGTTCATGCGCTGAGCCAGCCTTCCGTGTACGTGAAAGCAACGCCGGACCCGCCTGTCGCTTCGCTGTTGCGGTAGTGGATCGTGTTCACACCGCGCTCCAGATAGAAGTCGAGCGAACTGTCCGCGGTGAGTTTGTTCAGGATGTTGGTCTCAGTGCCCGTGAGCTCGTCAACGAGTACGCACTTGCGATGCAGCGGTTTTGTCTCCACGAGGATGTAGGAGGACCCGCCGAGCGTGATGTCGTTGGCGAACTCCAGCTTTTTGCCGGTCAGGTCGTTGATGATCCGGATGTTCTTGGAACTGCCGGAGATCGTGATCGTCGGGTAAATGCGCTGGGAACTGAGGAGCAGGTCCTCCGCTGTCTCGTAGGCCGCGGACATCATGTAGATACTGTTCGGATTGTGATCACTGTCGTCGTGGCTCGGATCGTCCAGGTCTCGCATGTAGAGCCCGCCTGGATTGTGGTCGATGTCATCGTGATCCGGATCCGCGAGGTCGTGCATCATCAGGAAGCCCGCCGCGTCATCCGCTTCGATGCGGTAGACCGTCTGGAAGTCGTTGTAGAACAGCGGATCATTCGCCCGGAAGGTCAGGCTGAACTTCATATGCGTCGGATAGTTCCGGACGGCATCGTTCATGCCGCCGGTGTAGACGCAGTTCAGGACCTTGTATGCGTTCTCGGTCGGTTCCCAGACCTTGAGCCTGCCCCAGTTGCCTGTGCGCGCACCTGTCTGGATCAGCTTCTGCTTGACCGCGTCCAGTTTTTGGGACAGGTCGTGCGTACCGGTCGGCGCCCAGAAGTTTAGGGTAATGTCCCTGGGCTGAGCGTTGACCACGACGATGTCTGTGGATCCATCCCCATAAAGGATCTCGGTGTACTTGAGCGCAGGAGCCTCGAAGCCCTTGCGCCCGTAGAGTTCGCCGATGAAGGTCCTCGCGGTGTCGTCGAGGATGATCTCCTCGCCGCGCGCGTTGATGTATGAAACGTTGATCATGCTCCGAGCCTCACTTCCTGCCGGATCGCTCCGGTCACTGCGCTGATGACGTAGTCACGGAGGTAACTCTCGCCGTAGACGTTGCCGAGGTTGACGTTGATCGTCGTGCCGTAGTCCTGCAGATGATCATTCGGAACGACATAGCCGTTGGTCTGCGGGACGAACAGTTCGGGCCCGACCTCGCCGATGATGTACGGATGGCCGGCATAGACCGAACCGCCGCCTGCCCTTCCAGGGTATCCAGGGATCCCCATCGGGTTGCTTGCAGTCGCGCCGATGCCTGTACTGCCACCTCCACCGCCGCCGGTGATCAGGTCACGTGCCCAGTCCGGGAGCAGTTCCAGCAGCTTCTGTTTGATGGAGTCTTTGACCTCGTCGATACGCGTCTGGATGCCGGAGACAATGGAGTCCACGAAATCCTTGCCCTTCTGGATCAGTGTCTCCGGGTCGAGCGCGGTTGAGACAGCCGTCTTGATCTCGGTAAACTTCGTGACGACCGATTCCTTGAAGCCAATCAGGTTGGCCTTGAGCACGTTCAGCTTGGACTTCCACTCGTCAAACTTCAGCTTGATGGCGTCGATCGAAGCAGTGAGGGAGATCTTCACGTTCTCCCAGGCTGTCTTGCACCATTCCGTGATCTCGCTCCAGTGCGTTTTCAGGGCGATCCCGGCGACGATCAGGAGAGCGATCACACCGCAAACGATGAGGATCGGTGCGCTGATGGCGCCGATCGCGACGCCGGCAACAGCGAAGACCGGGGCCAGCGCGGCGAAGACCATAAGCCCAAGAGCGGCCACTGTGACGACCGCCATGATGCCCATCGCGAGATTCGGATGAGCGTCGATGAACGTCGTCACGTTGTTCAGCAGGTCCGTGATAACAGGCGCAGCCTCCTTGATGACTGGCAGAAGCGCCTCACCGAGCGATGTCTTCAGCTCCGAAAACGCGTCCTTCATACTCTCGACAGCTGTCACAGCTTCCGGATCCGTCTTGATCGCGTCTTCCAGGGCGCCTTTGACGAAGCCGCCGATTGCTTTGCCAATGACCATACATGCCGCGGCGACTTTGACAGCGTTGACCGCGGTTTCTTTGAATGAATCCTTGAGGTTTTTGACAGGCGCGTTCGCGGCTGCTATATCTGTTTTCGCGGCATCGCCTACGTCTTTGATGGCGTCGGTGGTCTGAGACATCTCCTCCTTCAGGTCGGAGACGTCACAGCCGATCTTGATGGTGATGCCTTCTATGCTTGCTGCTGCCATTCTTCCTCGTCATCCTGCGGTTCCAGAACCGCATCTGTTCGTTTTATTTGTTCCGGCCAGAGCAGGAGCTTCTCCGGCTTCGGCGGTGTCTTGCCCTTCGGCATGTTCGCTCGAACAAATAGCGCCTTGAAGTGGGCGAAGAGATTGTCCAGGACTGCCAGTCCCCACGGTTCAAGCCTGTAGAAGGCTATCCACTCGTCCACCTGCTGCGATGACATCTCACGGAGCATCGCGTCAGGGTTGGCATATCCGAGCTGGAGCGCTAATCGTAGGACAAATCTCCGCTCGGGGTCCCGCCTGAGTTTTTTTCGGCGTCCTCGATCGCCTTCTGGCGTTCCCGCATGCCTGAGATCTCAAGCACACGCATGGCGATCCGCGTGATGACCGCGGTGGACTTCTTTGAGAGTTCCGCGATCTGTTCCCTGTGGAGGATGCGGTTGCCGTCCTGGTCGACGATGGCCATCACACAGAGGGTCTCGTCGATGTCTTCGCGGCCGGCGTCGATCGCCTTCTTCAACTGGACACGCTGACCTCCGGAGAGGCTGCGGATCCGGACCGTCCCGCCCCACTCCGGGCAGTCGACCTCGTCATAAACGAAGTCCTCTGCCTGGAGAATGGACGCGGCGTCGTTCAGGTACTTTGTCATGATTTCCTCTTTTTGTTTTGTTTTGTTCAGCTCAGCAGGCTATCGGAGACGTCTTCGACATCACCAATTGCAAACGCGACTTTGTCCATAAGGACGTCCGGGTTCTGCGCGTCGACGTCGGCACGGGTGATGCTCATCACCTGCGCAACGAACTGTAACGCAAAACCATCCGGATAGGTTACACGAAACAGTCGGCTCTCTTTAGTCTCCTTCATCTCAAAGAGGATCTGATGCGTTGGCTCGGTGCGATCGGTCTCCATATCCACTTCCCAGTCACCAGGGTTAGCAAGGTCGGAGCTGATAAATTCGCGGTTCTTTGAGCCGTTATGAGTAACTTCGATCTTCTCCTCTTCCATCTTCAGACCAGGAATGGTCCGCAGGCGCGGGATCTCGGTAAAGGTCGGATTCTCACCAGCGGAGCCAATTTCCAGCTTTGTTTTGCGGTTGCTGTAGTATTTGCCCATTTCTACTCCTTCGGCCGATGTCCGGCCTTTTTGATGTGACGAATGAATTCGTCCTCGTTGATCGTTTTGAATCCGCAGACACACTCGCGGATCAGCCAGCCATCCCAGTTTGCGGGGCGATGGCGATGCCTGCCAGCTGGAGCCAGACGCGCTTGGTCTGGATCTGCGGTTCCCACATGTCCTTCCGCGTTCTCAGGTCGATGTCGAATGTCCAATACTTCGCCTCGATTTCTTCGCCAGTTGTAAGGGCGATCAGTTCGGACGCCATGTCGTCGATGTCTTCCAGCGAGCCAAAGAGGCTGGCCTCGATGGTGATCTCATGGACGGGCGTGGATCCGGATGAGTTGATGCGGACCTTGTCGGCCGTGATGAGCCAGACGCAGATGTGTGCGGTCTGTCTCTGGAGGCTGTCAAGGACCTGAAGCGGGACAGCGCCGTGGAAGATCCTGCAGTCGTCCGGAAGGGCGGCTTTGAGGAGCGCGGTGACCGCATCATATACTTGCGGCGTCGCTTGCGATTGCGGCATATAGATCCTCCCTCATGATTTCCACGATCTCTTCTTCATGCCCGAGAATAGCGGGCTCGATGTAGTGCTTTTCTTCGATGTGGACCTTCTTCGCGAAGATCGGCTCATCGTCATCACCGAACCAGCGGAGCGCCTTGGCTTTCTTCGGAACGATGTCCCCGCCATATTCGTGGATAGCGGCGTATTTGATCTTTGGATCGTACATCGTTGGATAAACCAGACACACCGCGCCTTCTTTTTCGTTGCTCGTCGTCTGCGCTCCGACGGACGCGGCAAGCCTTCCGGTGGACTTTGTGGTGAAAGTCGTATAAATTGACTGGCGCAGCCATTCAGCGACCGCGTTCCCCGCGTCTGTAACCATTTCAACAGCCGTCCGCATGCGGATGTTGTCGGACAGGCTGTCGAGATCGCGCTGGAGTTCGTCCAGGCCTTCGATCTCGATGGTGAAGGCTTCGCCGAATGTCCGCGGGGTGTCGCTCATAGGTAGATCTCCATCAGGTCGGCGACGATCGCGGACGGACCTGGATCGGGAATCCTGCTGACCTCGAACATGCGGGGCTCGATTTCCTCACCGTAGGCGGTCAGGATCGTGACGCGATCCTTGACGCCGATGTAGGTGTCGAGCGGCAGGCGGAGCGTGGCATCGGCTTCGGCCGTCTCGTAGAGGCTGCCGGAGTTGTGACTGCCGTTCGTGCTGTTGAATCCGCAGATGGTCTCGAAGGCGTCGCCATAGCTTACCGTGCCGTCACCGGCAACAACGTAGGGCTCGATCCTGCAGGTGTGCTGCATGGATCTCACCTGCGTGTTCCGCATGAAGGCACGGGCAGCGGACGTGATCATTCAGCCTCCACACGCTTGAGCGTCGGGTCGATGATCATGCCGGTCGAGGACATCGCGGCACAGCGGGCGGCCTCGTCAAGGCAGCGCTGTCGGGCGGCTGTGAACTCGTAGGTCCCGCCGTCCACACTGAACTTGTCAGGGCTCGACGCCAGCGCGGCAGCTTTGTAGGTCCAGACATCGGACGCAGCCAGGGCGACATCCCCATTGCGGGCAACGAGGATCTCATCGAGGCGCTGGGTTGTCCAGTCGGATCCTTCGGACGCTTCGCCTGTCAGGAGCCGGAGCCTGGTGATCTCTGAGGAGGTCGGTCTGTATGTCATAGGTAAGCCTCCAGTGTTTTGACGAATCGCGGGCCGTCGAAGGGCTCGCCGATGAAGCGGGCACGCCAGTCCGCGACGTCCGATGATCCCTCGCATGCCTTCGCGATCACCTCAGCAGGATCTCCCTGAAGGATGTCGAGCGGGAACATCAGCAGGTCCTTGTAGTCGTCCCAGTGCTTCACATAACAGAAGCCGATCTCGGACGAGCCGGATCGGGGCGGGACGTCTTCTCCCATCATCACGGTCGGGATGCCGAGAGCAACGGCGATCCAGGCGAATGTCTGGTGCGCCACGACCACATCGGCCGTCTCCATGTCGAGGGTCGAGTTGTTTTTGCGCCCTTTGTGGGCCTCGACCAGTTCAGGGAGCTCGGCGCAGATCCCAGCCAGTTCGGGGATGCCGCACTCTTCGAGCGTTCCGATGTATCGGACGGAGAGCTCGCAGCCGTGTGTCTGGCAATAGCCGACGAGGCGGGCGAGCGTCCTGCGGTTCAGATCCTTGTCGACCTGATGCAGGTATCCGTTTCCGTTCGGATGGATAGGCGCAAAGCAGATCCTCTCCACCTTGGAGGTCGGCCGGAAGGGTCTGACATCACTGTAGGCCCATCCGGTGACCTCGACAGGGTAGGGATAGTGAATGATCCGCATCAGTTCTTCACCGCCTGGCGCCTGTGTGAACATGGCGCGGACGGGCTGCGCTTCGACACAGCCGTCATACTGCACCATGGGGCGAGCGGCGTGCGGGTAGAGGAAGACGGGAATGTTTCTGCCGCCTGCTTCGGCCATCATCTCCGGACGCCAGTCGGCATCGCTCAGGTAAAAGCGAACGCCTTTGACGTTGTCGCGTTCCGTGAAGAGCCAGCCCGCGTCAGCGAGCGCATCACGGTAGGCATCGGATTTGTGCTGATGATCGAAGATGCGGCAGAGCTTCATTTCGTCTTCCTGGACCGTTTGGTCACGGTCTTCGGCTTCGGTTCCTCTTTTGGAGCTTCTTCAGCCGGTTTGGCAGGAGCCGGTTTGGGTGCCGGCTCCTCGATCGGTTTCATACCGACGCGCGTCGCCATCTTACGCAGACGGGAAGGACGCGGAGGTATTGGACGTGTGGACGTAGATGCCCACACGCTGGTTGTAGTAGGCGTCGACGATGCCGTACTTGCGATACTTCAGCAGGAAGGCGTCAGCGGTCTGGTTGTCTTCCGGGCTGATCAGGTTGGAGACGACATGCTTGTCGTACTTGATCACCGCCGGTTTGTAGACGATGACGAAGTTCAGCCACTTCGCGCCGGAGGCCGGAACATAGTGGCCGGCATAGCTGTCGTCAGCGCGGCCGGACTGCAGGTCGATCGCGGAGATGAAGCGGGTCTTCGGGACCTTGACGATCTTCGCGAAGCCGTCGAGGATGCGGCGGGACTTGGTCAGGTCGAGATCCTCGAGGGAGTTGATGAGGGTCGGGGTCGCGTAGAGGTAGCGTTCCTCTGCCGGGACTTCGTCGTTGTCCATGGTGTCGACCGCAGCGCGGAGGGCAGCCATGAAGGCGGCGGCGTTCGCCAGATCGGCGGCAGCCGGAGCGGTCACACCGGTCAGACCGGCGAGAGTCGCGAAGGTGAAGGCGTCCGCTTCAGGGGCGACTTTGGTGCGCTGGAGTTCGGCACCGGCACGGCCGGCGGCGATGTTGAAGGTCTCCTGATCGTCCATAGCGTCGATCATGACCTTGATACCGCGATCGTAGTTGAACTCGGCGTACTTCCAGGCAACGTTTACACCGCCATCCGGATAACCGGTGGTGCGGCTGTAATCACCGAGGCCCTTGGTCTCGATTTCGGGATAATAGATCTGGTTGGCGTTGGATCCGGCGCGGGTCAGCGCGATGTCGCCGGTCAGATCGGAGGTTACGGACGCCTTGGAGAAGACTTCGTCCAGGAGATCCGTGTAATTGTGGGCAAGTGAGATGCTCATGGTTTACTCCTTTTTCACAGACAGGCCCATCGCCGCGCGGAGTTTGGCGTCGTTGACGTCGTCGATGTCCGCGCCACCGAAGCCCGGCATGTTCGGGACGATCGGGTTCGGGTTGGCGAAGATGCCCGTCTTGTCTTTGGTCAGGTCCGTGAAGATCTCAGTGATCCCTCGGCCCTGATTTTCCGGTTTCGCGAGCTCAGCCTTGATCTGGCTGATCATCGCGGTTTCTGTATACTCGTTCACGAACTTCTTGTCCGCAGGGAAGGCGGCCCTGATGGTGTTGGTGAGGCGCTCGTCCGCGGCGGCTTCTTCGGCGGCTTTGCGGTCCGCTTCGAGTTTCGCCTTGAGTTCGGCGAGTTCCGCCTTCACGGCTTCACCGGCGCCGGCTGACTGCTCCAGTTCGTCGACCTTGGCTTTGTATGACTCCAGTTCGGTCTCGGCTGCAGTGCGGGCGGCGTTGGCTGCCTGGATGTCCTTTCCGTACTCGGCCATGATCCTGTCGATGGCTTCGTCGGGGACGCCTGCTGTTTTCAGAAATTCTCGGTTCATGCTTTTGTCTCTCCTTACGCTGTTGTTGACGCGGACCCGATCCGCGCGGGATGTCGGTCAGCATACGCCCTGACCACGGCGGGGAGGCAGTTAAACAAAAAAGCGCCGACCACAATTGGTCGGACGCTTTCCGGGAGCTGCCCTTATGGATATTATACCACAGTCACTTCAGCTTTTCTAAGCCGAGTTCTGCCAGTGTCTTGGCGTGCGGGATGTCGCCGAACTCTTCGGTGTGCTGAAGTTCCGCAAGGTCGTCGAGGCTGATGTCACCGTTCTGCCATGCTTCCCAGCGGGTCTTGCCGAGGATCTGCTTCTGCGTCTCTTCGTCCTGCTCCTGCAGCCACTTTCGGCCTGTGTAGTCGTCCTGCGCGTCCTTGCCGACGGGGACGAGGTAGCACCTGCCATTCGGGTGATCGCTGAAGTCGGAGGCTGTGTCGTAGACGGTGCCCTCGAGCATCAGGCAGGCGAGGCAGGCGGTCGAATGGTTGGCCATGCGGCGGACCTTGGTGATGCCGGCGCGCTTGAGCATCTCGGTGATCGCTCTCCGAAAGACACGCTCGGCAGTGGTCCGGATCACGCGCTGGAGATCCGACCAGGCTGAGGCGAGGATGCGCTCAGCCTGCTCACGGACATAGCTTCCCGCCTTGTCAGCGAGCGACTTCGCTGTGCGCACCGCGTCGCCGATCGCGTCGGCAGCGGTTTCCGGTAACTTGTGCAGGAGTTTCTTCGCGGAGGCTGAGACACCTGTGAAGAGTCCCGCAGTGTTGATCCGCTTGTAGCGTGTCTCGTGCGTGCGCTTCACGTACTTGGCCGAGTCATCACCGCAGGCGACACCCAGACGGGCGGCGTGGTTGATGAGGTCGTCCATCTCATCGTCAGCCTTGAGGATCATGTTGATAAGGCTTCCGAGGATCTTCACGCGGCCCGTATAGTTATACTCGTGGTCGAGCGGGACGCGGGAGCGCTCCATCCGGTCGAGTTCCTCAAAGATGGATTTGCGGGCGATCCGGAACGCCTGGACAAGGCGCTGGTTTGTCTCGTCCTCATAGAAGTCCATCTGGCGGCGGTAGGCTTTGACGACCCGCAGGGAACGCGCCTCACGGGACTTGTCTGTGAGCATCATTCTTCAGCAGGCTCCGGTTCTTCCAGGGTGACGGGCTCGCGGCTGTCGCGGATCATCGCGTCACGGAGCAGCTGATCGGCGAGGCTGGTCTTGCCGGAGGCGATCTGGGCGCAGGCGGCCCTGGCTTCGTCGATGGTCTCGTCAGCGTAGATGAACATGCGGACCTCGGCCGGTTCAATTGCACCGACACCGACGCCGCTGATCAGCTGGTTGAACGATTCCTGGCTTGACTCGATCATGCTGTAGGACCAGTCGATGCTGATCTCGTGCTCGCCCATCGGCGCGAGGTTGTAGGCATTGATCAGGATGTCCAGGGCGTCGACCAGGTCATCCATAGCGCCGGCGATCGCTGTGCGCATCGTGTCGATGATGGCATAGGTGTCGTAGTTGGCGGCCTTGATCTCGGTGGCGGTGGCTCCGTGGCTGGACGGCTCGGTCAGGATCCCGCGAGAGGTACCGACCTGCTTCTCGAGTTCCTCATAAAGGTGCTGCAGTCTGGAGTAGTATGCGGATTCGCGGATGTCCGGATCGTAGACTTCCCACAGCTTACCGGAGTTGTCGAGGCCGCGCGGCATGGTCGGCATGAACAGCCCGGTGACGGGCAGGTTCCGGCGTCCGTTCTTGACATCGAAGAGCGTCGAATCCATCCCGACGATAGGTTTCTTCAGCTTGTACTCTCTGCGGATGTCCTCGAAGCACTCTGTGATCTCTGCGATCTTGTCGTCGCATCCGAACGTGATCGGCGCGCCATAGTAGTCCTTTGTGTGCCGGCTGTCAACCGGACACTTCAGGAAGGCGAGCGGGAGCCGGTCCGCGCCGCTGATGGCGAACTCGTCCGGGATCTCAGCCCATGCCGGGATCGTGGACATGCGCACCGGTGAGCCTGCCGCGTTGGTGGCGCGCTGGCGGATGATCAGCGTCGTGCCGTCGAGGCTGTAGTCCGTGTAGCGGAAATACCGCTTGTCATCGACCACGGTCGTGTCCGCGATGATGGACACCGCGCGGAGTTCATCGCCGTTCACGCGGTTGATGAGCATGCTCGACTGCGGGACGGTGTCGATGAAGATCTTCCCGCCGGTGACATAAGGCAGGAGGATCACGCCGCCGGTCCCGAAGGCCGTGCTGACCCACTTGCGGGAACTGCGCCAGAGCGGCTGGACGATGGAGCTCAGGAGCTCGGCGCGGGCGTTCCCACCGGTGACCTCGATCGTGGATTCCGTGACGGTGAGCGTGGACAGCTTGCCGGCGAAGATGGCCGTCATGTTGTAGCCGGTCGGATCGCGGTAGCGCGCGCCCTGCTGTGTCAGGATGTTCGCTTCGGTCTGGGTCGTGACGGGATCAATGCCAAACAGCTGCATGATCACGGTCCGGATGTTTTCAAGAAAGTTCATAGTCCCTCCATCTCCGCGATCAAGCGCGGGGCATATCGTTCAAAGCTGTACTCGAAGGCGTCGAGGCTGTCGATGTCGGTCGAGCCGTTGTCCAGGCGGACCCACGTGCCGGGCTCGTCCGGATCCCAGATGCACTGGCTGAGAGCGGTCTCGAGGCTTTCGGTCTGACCGGTCACGAGGCTCAGCCGGTTTGTGGACATGAGGAGCTCGGTGACGCGGATGCGGTCGATGATCTCGGTCTTGGCAGAGTTGGCGACGGGGAAGTCGGCAGCCTGCCGGAATGTGTTGATGATCGCCTGCTCGGCCGAGTCGCAGTAGGCGACGGTGATATCTTTGTAGTCTTCTCGCACTTCCGCAGCGAACTGGAGGAAGTGCTTCGTGAGCGCTTCGACGCTGAGCCCTTTGGCGGGGAGCCTCAGCGATTTAAGAACGACAACATGCCAGTCTTCAGTGAGGCCGGTGGCAATGAAGGCGTGCCAGGATCCGGTGCCGCCGAAGTCGACACCGAGGTTGATCGCCTGGTATCGCTTCTCGAGGGCTTCGGCCTTGGTGGTGCGCCAGTTCTCCGGCTGATCGGCGTATGCCTGATAGATCAGTCCTTCTGCGATCACGCGCTGTCCGAGGATGTCGCGGCGGTACCACACCGAGTCCTTGCGGTAGCGGGCGATGAAGGCATCCCGCTGGGCGTCGGTCATCGAGGCGTTGTCGTGGATCGTGAAGTGCTCGTAGAGATATCCGTGGAGCGCTTCGTCACGGTAGCGGTCGATGTACTCGGTATAGATCCGGTGACGCGGGCTCGACGGGTTGAGATCCCAGAGCGTCATCGGCTCCTGAGCGGCGGCCTGTCTGGCCATGGCGACCTTGATGAAGCTGGTCCGGCTGTCGTCACAGTCGTAATGCTCGTTTATTTCCGTAGCGATCCAGAGGCCGTAAGAGTTCCCGAGGATCCGCTTGTAGCTGTCGGCCTTGCCACCGCCCGCGAAGATGACGATCTTCTCGCCGGTCTGCGTAGCGATGAAGAGCGCCTCATTGTCGCGGTACTTGCCCCAGTGCGATCTGCCTCGGAAGAGGTTCTCTAAGCCGAAGCCGTTGCAGACGCCTATGTTCAGCTTGGCGTTCCCGATTGTGGATCCGGTCGCCAGGTGGAACTTGTCGGGCGTGGTCTCGAGATAGGCCGCCGCGATGACACAGTGGTCAATGGTCTTTCCGGCGCGGACTGCGCCTTCTGCCACGCAGAAACTGCCGCGCTTGATGGCCTTGCGGATATAGGCGCGGTGCTTGGCAGTGAAGGGCGCCCACTTAATCGTCCGAGTCAGGGTCATTGATGAGCTCCGCGAGGATGGTGAGATCCTCGATGTCTGTGACTTCGCCGGCGGGTTTCTTCGCCTCGAACTCTTCGCGCTTCAGCTTCAGCTCTTCGCGCTTGATCTTGCGGTCCTCAGCCTGCAGGTCGAGGCGCGGGCTGAGTCCAGCGTATTCCATGATCTTCTCGTAAGCCTGCGGATCACCGCTTTCATCGACGCGCTTGATCATGGCGCGATCCATGCGCTCCTGAAAGGTCATTCCGCTGAAATCTTCCATAGCCAGAAGCTCACGCCAGCGCTGTTCGCGTTCTTTGCGCGCCCTGGCATTTGCGGCCTTTGCCAATCCACCTTTTCGGGCAGTTCTCGCCTGCATCTCGCCTGCAGAGAACTGTGTGGCTTTGCCTTTTGTCAGGTTCTGGTCGTTCATTGTTGTTCCTCTGTCTGCTACACCTTCTCCGGGCCGTTGTCGAGGATCTGGGTCTCGCCGTCGTGGATCGCGACCCAGTAGGTGACAGGTTCGGGGTAGACCTCGGCGTAGGTGTAACCGAGGCGCTGCGTGGTTCGGCCGGTGAAGCGGAGGCGGGTGCCCTGCTGGTAGACGGTCTGGCGCTTGGAGAAGTCCGGCGCCCATGCCCACGCGCCGAGCGGGGCGGTGATCATGACATGGTCGCCAAGCTGGTCGGCTTCCTTGAGGTACGGCTTCACCGGCTTCGGTTCCACAGGCTCGGTGAAGTCGGCGAAGGACTGGAGCGGCAGATCCATCGGGTCGAAGTGTGACTTATAGTCCGTCCAGGTGCGCCGTGCCTCGAAGTGCAGATGCGGGCCGGTGCTGTTGCCGGTGCTTCCGCTGTAGCCGATGACGGCGCCCTGCGCGACCTTCTGGCCGGTGATCACGGTGATGGAGTTGAGATGAGCGTAGAGCGTTCCGTTGCCGTCGGCGTGGTAGATGACCACCTTATAGCCGTAGCCTGTGCGATCCCAGCCGCACTCTACGACGCGGCCGTCATTGGATGCCAGGATCGGCGTACCGATCGGGCAGGCGTAGTCGATGCCGGTGTGAAAGGCGCTCGTGTCGGTTGCACCGTAGGTCTGTGTGATTGGGTAATCGCCTTTGAAAGGCTGTCTGTAGCTCATGTCGCTCCTTATAGGCGCCCGAGGCCGATTTGAACGGCCTTACCGGTCAGGAAATTCTAAAGCATCCCGGTCTGGCTCCCCGCCCGGGCGGTGTTGGTTAGAAGTTGGCGCGGTCGGTCGGGTTGTTGAGGATCCCGAAGCCGATCAGGATGCAGCCGACTGCATCGACGACGGTCTTGAAGGTCGTCTCGGGAATGCCCCATTTTTCCGTCAGTCCGAAGGCGTTGAGGATCGTCCAGATGGCGCCGAGTGTGCTGAGCCAGACTGCCCAGGAACGCCAGCGCGGCTGCGGATCCACGACGATGTAGTTCTCTTTTACGTATTCTTCATTGTCAGTGTTCATTGCGTGCCTCCAGTTTTTCCAGTCTTGTGAAGACTTCGGTCAGTCTGGTCTCGATCACGACAACGCGCTCCGAGATGATGCTCACCGACCGCATGTCCTTCTGAAGATCGCGGAGCATATCCATCGCCTGCGACAGCTTGATCTGGATCTCCGCCATCTCGGTTGTCTCCTGCCGGTCTTCATGGCGCTGGTTCATCTGCCAGTTTTTAAAGCCAAGGATACCGGCGAGGACGGCCAGCAGGATGTTCAGGAACGTCTGCCAGTCCATTGTCACCTCCGTGTGGTATAGAAAAAGCGCGCACCGGTGAAGGTACGCGCTTTCCGAAAGTCTGCGTTTTCTACATTATACCACATCGGGCCGAGCATTGCTCTCCTGCTTCGGGCGCAGGTTGGTCGTCAAGTTGACGCGCTTGACCTTGCCTTCGGAGACTTCCACTTCGATCTTGCCCCAGTGATATGAGTCACGGAGGAGCCGGATGGCGTCGGCGATGAGGATGTAGGCTTCCTGGTCAGTCATCTTTGCCTCCTGTGCCGTCGCGCAGCTTTTGGATCCACCGGAGCAGGTCGCGTCGGTAGTCTCCGGAGCAGGCGTCGGTGGACTTGTCATAGTATGGGCAGGCTTTGATGCCGGGACGCCCGCGGCAGACTTCGCCGGAGATGCAGTGACGCGCGCCTCGGATAACATCGTCGAGTGGTTTGAGCGGTTTCTTGATCATCGCCAGATCTCGTAAATCAGGATCAGGAGCATGGAGACGGCTGTGAGCGCGATCGCGATCAGCGCCGCTTCAATCATTCCTGAGCTCCTTGATGGTGTCGATGATGACGGTCCACGCCAGGACACCGATGAGCCCGAAGAAGCCGATCCCGGCGATGTACATAACAAGCCTGAAGATGATGTGCAGGATATCGAGTATGTTCATAGATCCACCTCCATAAGGTACTTGTAGATTATGTCGCAGGCCTCCTCGGAGCCGTGCGCGACTTCGGCACGGTAGTGCTGGTAGTTCAGTTCGGTGAGCCAGTCCTGCTGGTGGTCGCTGACCTTGCCGCCTTTCCGGCGCTTCATTTCGATATAGAGGCCATGGAATCCACCGCGGGCCACCGGCAAAAACAGATCTGGCACGCCAGGCTTGACGCCCTGGGCCTTGAGTTTGGCGGCGGTCATGATCGGCCGGAAGCCTCCGTTCGGGATGTGGTGAAGCAGGTGGAGCTCCGGGATCTGATGCTCCATCAGCTGCGCCCACTCAAAGACGGCCGCCTGCTCCGCTTCCTCTGTCGGCTGATACGCTACACCGGCCGCGGCGATCGTGCGCCGTTTTGCTATTTCTGACATTTTCGTTGGTCCTCCGTTCATATGTCTTCCCGTCTGTGTTCAAGTGCCTGGCGTTCCGCGAGCTTCGTGCGGATGTCGTCAAACGATGCTGCCACGATGATGTTGTCGGCCCCGTTCGCGCTGAAGTGTATGATCGAGCAGCATCTCTCACAGTCCCGTATGATGAACGCCACGCGATCCATGTTTACCAACGTATTTCCAAAACTCATGAAATTCATACGTCCTCCCTTCGTAAGTCCCAGCCGATCTCGCGCGCGATAATCCGGCCGTCTTTGATGATCCAGTCATCATCGTCACAGGTCACCCAGCGGCCGACCTGATCGCGGTGGACCATGCAGCTGCGCCACATGCCGCGCTCCCATCGGCGCAGGTGGTAGTGCTTGCCACCGATCTCCGCGACCAGGTCCCCGGATGGCATCAGATCGACCAGTTCAGTCATTTCTTCACCCAGTCCCCAATCTGCACACTGTCATAATACCGTTCCGAAACGAACCATGAATCGAATTCGTCGCCATTCTGGACCGTCACGATCCACTGCTCAGAGTGCCATTTGCACTTATTATCGTCGCAGGTGCTATAGCCAGGAAAGCTCATTTTGTTTGTGACCAGCCCTTCGACCAGGCGGGGCCTTGTGGCCTCGTAGACGATAAAACCGATACATCCGACTACAAAGATGATCACAATGATCAGTTGTCCCCAGTCGTACAGGAAATCAATTATCCGTTTCATGACGTTCCTTCCTGTATGCGTTCCACCCGTTTTCCTTGCCTTGCCAATATCTATGCAGGCACAGACTTATTTCTGGAATCAGGTGTGTGTCCGTAACTCTCATGACAATGTCCCAGCGCGATTCCCGACCGTCTGCTTCCACCCAAACAGGCTTTCCTATCATCTGCTTCAGTTCGTCCCAGCTTAACGCAGGATTGCAATGCTCCTCGGCATACCAATCACGCAATTCCTGAAGCTCATCGTAATCGAAGTCCTTCGCTTGTTCTTGGTACTCCTTCAGGTAGTGGAGCACATCAGCATTTATTGGGCATCCGACCGCTTGATATTCATACGGACATCCCCAACATCCCTTTTCAGAGGAGCAATGTTCAAATGCCTTGATTACTTCATCCAGCATCTTCATTCTCTCCTGATTCTCCTTTCCGATTGTTCCACAGACTTATTGCCTTTGTCAGCTTGTAATTCGGTTTTGTTCCAAGCCCACACTCCGAGCATTCGACCGCAAATTTATGGGAATACTCTTTGACCTCAGGCTTTCCAAAACATATCGGGCATGGTTTCAGGAACGCCAATTTTACAATATCCCCAGAATATTCCTCCTCAATTTTTTTGTCAGCCTCTTCACGAGTGAGAAACAGATTTTTTCCGAAAGACTCAGAAAGATAACTCCCCTCGTTATCCGTTTTCAGATACGCATTTTGATGCCGAAATTCGACAGAACTGATATGGATTCTTTTTACAATCGGTTTGTCATGCATGACAGCATCAATCTGATATAAATCCTTCCCAATCAATTCCAATATTGCTTGCACTTCTTCGTTTGTCTTCATTTTTTTCTCCGTAAAATCAACACAAATATGTTTACAATGATCGATAACAAACTGATTATTACTTTGATGGCTTTTTCATCAAGCGTCTTCATCGTAATCTCCTTGGTAAATTTTTCCATTTGTAAATAAGTTCATCTATACCGTCTTTCAAAGAAACGATGAAATCAGGAATGTATATAAGTATGGTTAACAAAAAGACAAACAAACTAAGAACTACTATTACAGCACAAAACAATTTG